GGAATACAAACAACACCTTTAGATGTTGATGACGGAGCTTTAACAGGTAAAGCTCAAAATAGAATTATAAAACTTACAGGTGCAATTACAGGAAATCAAACGGTAACCTTACCGGTTTTGATGGAAAATTTTTACATTATTCAAAATGCAACTACAGGGACATACACTGTTGAATTAAAAGCAGTTTCAGGTTCAGGGGCCACGGTCACTTGGGGAACTACTGATAAAGGTTGGAAAATATTATATGCAGATGGTGTTGCAACAAACACCGGTATTTATGACACAGGATTTTCAACAACAGATGGAGATGTAACTCTTACTGGAACACAAACTTTAACAAATAAAACTTTAACAGCACCTAAAATTGGTACTTCTATTTTAGACACAAACGGTAATGAATTATTTTTATTAACAGCAACAACTTCAGCAGTTAATGAATTAACACTAGCTAATTCTGCTACAGGTAATGCACCAACTTTATCTGCAACAGGTGATGACACTAATGTTGATATTAATATTAATCCTAAAGGAACAGGTGTACTTAAAAGTGCTTCCTCTGCAGTTAAAATTGCAGGACTAGAAACTATTTGGATTCCATCTTCTGCTATGTATGGATCTACAACTAACCCAGCAGATGCTCAACAAGTTGAAACAACAGCTTTAAGACCTGATATGAAAGTATTAGATTTCGATGCTAGTACCGCTGAGTTTGCACAATTTTCAATAGCTTTTCCTAAATCATGGAATGAAGGCACAATAACTTATCAAGTTTTCTGGACTCCAAGTAACACTGATACAGGCAACTGTCTTTTCGGTTTACAAGGTGTATCAGTTGCAGATGGAGCAACTATTGATGTTGCTTATAATTCTGTTGTAGCTATTACAGATGCAGGTATAGGAACAGTTGAAGATCAACAAGTTTCAGCTGTAAGTGGTGCACTTACAGTTAAAGATGCAGCAGCAGACACACAAACTTATTTTCAATTTTCAAGAAATGCAAATGATGGTGGAGATACTTTTACTGGAGATGCGAGAGTTCTTGGTATTAAAATATTCTTCACTACTGATGCAGCTAACGACGCATAAGGAATTTAGATATGAGAGATTTAAAAAATAAACTTACATCAAGTAAGAACACAAAAAATATTAAAAACAAAAGAGGTAAATCATTCGGTTACCAAGTATTAGGATTTGGTGCTGGAGATAGTGGATTTGGTTTAATTGGTGCAGCAACTGGTGGATCAATAGCAACTGTAGGTGATTATAAAATTCATACATTTACAGGTCCAGGTACTTTTACAGTTACACAAGGAGCTCTTTATGACTATATGGTAGTAGCAGGAGGAGGTGGAGGTGGACAAACACCTGCAATTCCTGGAGGCGGTGGCGGAGGAGCCGGTGGATTTAAAGAAAGTAAAAATGATACTGCTCCATTTTCTGGTTCTCCTTTAGCATCTTCAGAATCACTCGGACTTGCTGCAGACTCTTATCCAATTACAGTTGGAGGAGGTGGAGCAGCTGGTGCTGATAGAGGATCACCGGGAAATGATTCAGTATTTGCAACTATTACATCAACAGGTGGTGGTGGTGGAGAACATTACACAGGTGTTGGTAATCCAGGTCGACCGGGAGGTTCAGGTGGTGGTGGAATTTCAGGTGGTGGTGGAGCAGGTAACACACCTCCCACAACTCCTCCGCAAGGATCACCAGGTGGTGCTAGTGGTGGTCCTTTTGGATCAGGTGGTGCTGGTGGTGGAGCAACAGCTGCAGGTGGTGCTGGTTCAGGACCCTCTCCTGGAGGAAACGGTGGTGCTGGAGCAACAACATCTTTTAACAATAGTCCTATATCTTTTTCTGGTGGTGGCGGTGGCGCTCCCGGAGGAGGCGGTGGAACCGGTGGTGGAGGAGGATCTGGTTCTTCAGGAGGTACTAATACAGGTGGTGGAGCTGGAGCAACAGCTACTGGAGGATCTGGAATTGTTAGAATAAGATATCAATATCAATAAAATATAATTATGGCACATTTTGCAAAAATAACAGAAACAAATGAAGTTCTACAAGTACTGACATTAGATAATTCAGACATGTTAAACGTTGATGGCGTTGAAAATGAAACTGTAGGACAACAATATTTAGAAACACATAATAATTGGCCAGCTCATTTGTGGATTCAAACTTCATACAATACATTAGGTAATCAACATATAAACGGTGGAACTCCATTTAGAGGGAACTATGCAGGTATAGGTTATACTTGGGATGAAGATAATGAAATCTTTTGGCGTGAAAAACCATATGCTTCTTGGGTAAAACATAATGCATCAGCTTCTTGGAAATCACCTCTTGGTGATGCTCCAAATTTAACAGACTCACAGATTGCTGAAAACACAGCAGGAACCCATCTTTGGAATTATATTTGGAATGAAACTTCATATCAAGCAGACAACACAACTGGTTGGGATTTGACAAACTCTTTACTTTAAGATAATATAATTTTATTATAAAGATGAGAAAGAAAATACTATCAGAGATAGATTTATATTCGGGGCAAATAAATATGCCTAGAGATTTTGAAATTAATAGAGAAAGATTAAGTAAAGATATTTTATCTTACGTAATAAACAAAAACCAGTTTCCTTTTTCTAAAACGTGGGATATGTTACAAACATATTTAAGAGAACATATAAATTTAAGATATAGATTTTCTTTAGTTCATATGAAAACAATTGGTAATATATACCAACCAAGACAATATTCGAATTCATTATTGCAAGTTGATAAAATAGATTTAAAAAATTCACCAGATTATGTAATGTTATATGGAGTCAATCTTGGAAAAGATTCTTGTAAAATACACATAGAGTACGACAGTAATAGAAGAAAAGGACAGAGTTGGGAAATACCATTAAATAATAATGATTTTGTAATGTTTCCTTCTACACAAAGATACCACATAACTGCTAATACATCAGATCAATTAAATTTTATTTTAACAACAACCTATGAATTTATCTAATTATTATTATTATTTTAAATCTGCTTTAACTCCAAAATTTTGTGATGAAGTTATTAAGTATGGTTTAGAACATGAAGAAATTTTTGCTGTTACGGGATCTGATAATATGCATAGAGATTTAAAAAAACAACCTTTGAAAAAAAAAGAAATTTTAAATATAAAAAAGAAAAGAAATTCAAACGTATCGTGGTTAAGAGATTTTTGGATTTATAAAGAAATTACACCTTATATTCATCAAGCAAATAAATTAGCTGGATGGAATTTTAATTGGGATTATTCTGAACCTTGCCAGTTTACAAAATATAAACGCAACCAATATTATGATTGGCATTGTGATTCAGATATACCTTATAACACACCTAATAATATAAACATGCATGGTAAAATTAGAAAATTATCTGTAACCTGTCAATTAACCGATGGTTCAGAATATAAAGGTGGAGAACTAGAATTTGATTTTAGAAACTATGATCCGCATATGAGAGAAGAAGCTAAACATTTGAGAAAAGCAACAGAGATATTACCTAAAGGAAGTATTATTGTATTTCCATCATTTGTATGGCATAGAGTTAAACCAGTAACTAAAGGAACTAGATATTCATTAGTAATGTGGAATCTAGGATATCCATTTAAATAATGATTAATAAACATAACTTTAAAAAAAACAATTTTTTAGTAATAAAAAAAGCCTTAGATTTTAAAACTGCAAATTTTATTTATAATTATTTTTTAATAAAAAGACAAGTTGCAAAAACAATGTTTGATACAAGATATATCTCTCCTTTTGCAACTGAATTTGGAGTATGGAATGATTCTCAAATTCCAAACACTTATTCTCATTATGCGGACATAGCTATGGAAACATTATTATTAGCTCTTCAACCTATTATGGAAAAACAAACTAAATTAAAATTAATCCCAACTTATTCTTATGCAAGAATTTATAAAAAAGGAGATGTCTTAAAAAGACACAAAGATAGATTTAGTTGTGAGATATCAACTACTATGAATCTAGGTGGTGATCCTTGGCCAATCTACTTAGAACCGTCGGGAGAGGTAGGTAAAAAAGGAATTAAAATAAATTTAAAACCTGGAGATATGTTAGTTTATAAAGGAAAATTATTAGAACATTGGAGGGAAAAATTTAATGGTCGAGATTGTGTGCAAGTATTTTTACATTATAATAATAACTCAACTAAAGGAGCAAAAAAAAATATTTATGATGGTAGAACTCATATAGGTCTTCCAGATTGGTTCAAAAAATAACATTATGTTCGAATCTCATATAAATGCTATATTCCCAACACCAATTTATCGATCAAAATTGAATAGAGATTTTACAGAAAAAGAATTATTATTTGTTAATAATAATAAAAATGTTGTGTATAATAATACAGGAAATACTGTATCAAAAAATAACTATGTGTTAGACGATAAATTTTTTAAAAATATAAAAAAAGAATTAAACTCAAGGGTAAAAGATTATTTTGATAAAATTGTATCTCCTTCTAATGATATTAAACCTTATATAACTCAATCTTGGTTAAATTATACTAAAAATAATCAATACCACCACAAACACAATCATTTTAATTCTTTAGTTTCTGGTGTTTTGTATATAAATTCTGATGAAAAACATGATAAAATTAATTTTTATAAAGATAGTTATCAATCAATTAAACCAGATATAAAAGAAAATAATTTATTCAACTCAGAATCTTGGTGGTTTCCTGTTAAAACAGGTGATATACTACTTTTTCCATCTTCTTTACTTCATATGGTATCACTTAAAAAAGGACACAATACCAGAATTAGTTTGGCTTTTAATACTTTTATAAAAGGGAGTGTTGGAGGTAATAAAAACCTGACAAAACTTAGATTATAATATATACTACCAAAATAATAAAAAGCATATATAATGAGGCGCTATGCTACAAAAATTAGGATTTTTACCAGGATTCAATAAACAAGTTACATCTACAGGAGCTGAGTCTCAATGGACTGGCGGCGAAAATGTACGTTTTAGATATGGTACACCCGAGAAGATAGGTGGCTGGGCTCAATTAGGATCTACTAGTTTATGTGGTCCAACAAGAGCACTACATCACATGGTTAATAAAACATCAATCAAGTATGCTATTCTAGGAACTAATAGAATTTTATATGCTTACAC